TAATGTTCTAAAAATAAAGATACCCGATCCGATACCCGATCCGAAACCAGTAGAAAAAGAACCAGAACCAGAAAAAGAAGAAAAAGAAGAAGGAAAAACCACATGTCTTCTTTGTGGAGGAAAGTATAGCCATTTTAATAAAAATCGTCATTATAGTACTAAGAAACACCAGAATGCTATTCTTGATTTTCCACTTTCGATTCAACTTCCACTTTCGAATCCTCTTCTTGTTCGTGAAGAACAGGTAGATTCAAGTCCTTAATGATTGCAGCGACAGAATTACTCAATGGAAGCATTCTGGACGGAGTTGTATCCGTCTTTGGTTTTTCCAAGAGGGTATAGCAGATAACTTGATCGTTTTCTTCTTTTCCAAGAGGAGTTATCCCACAGACAAGCAAATGAGCGAAAGCGGTATTGACGCACCATTCTGGTTTGGTATAAATCATATTATAGACAGTAATCATTTTATTAATAAGAAAAGATTTTATTTTTTTATTAAAAAAAATAAACATCTAATAAAAATGTTTCTACGGTAATTCATTTGTAGTAATAGCAAGTCCTTGCTTATGTTCTTTGTTCCAGTTGTTAGATCGTTGTAATAACTTTTCTTTATTTTTCTCATAGTACTGACGATGATACATCTGTTTCTGTTGTAAATACGTTCTTAATTCAATACTATCAATCTCATCAATCGATTTTCGTGGATTTTTGCTGGGGTTATTAGCGTGGTAATATCGTAAAGCACAAACTCTACGCTGGGCTTTACGACGCTCTTGTTTTTCTTCTTCGGTCATATCCAATTTACGAGGCATTATTCTTTTATTATATGTATGTAAGTTTTTAAATCGTTTTATAAATTAAAAACTAATAATTAGGGATTTGGAATTTTTTAGGGATCTTAACGTTTTAGGGATTTGGGAACTGATTGCAAACTTTTTTAATATTCAAAAATAATTTTTCTAAATATAAATTTATTTACAAATCAATTCCCAAATCCCTAAAAAGTTAAGATCCCTAAAAATTTTTGCTGTATTGTTAAAATTATAAATTATAAAATTTATAAAACGATTTAAAAACTTGTATAAATATAAAATATGGCAGTTCTCAAGATTCCAATCGAAAACCCCGTCGCCCGATTATCTCCTACCTATAAAACAGTAGGAAACAAGCATAAAGAAGAGGTAAAGGAATTGACAAAGGAAATATGTATGAAATATCCATTCGAGCATCTTGGTGAATACACCAAGTTGTTCTATGACTTGGATTGGGACAAAGAAAAGAAAGATAAGAAAGGGAACGTTCTTCTTCCTCAATACGTAGAAGATAAAGTATTAGTTAAAAAACTTATCGACCATTTAGAATCGATTCAAAGTCATTACATGAATGGTTTTGTCTTTACAAATGGCTCAACTCCTACTAAATTATCAATTCATATTGTCTTTAAGAAAAAGTATATCAAACGTCAAACGGGTGTAGTTCCACATGAGGAAATTGTAGAATGGTTGTTAGATGATTTGTACAAGACTCATCGTGCAATAGTCGATCACCAAGTCTATGATCCGAACCGTAAGATGAGATTGCCGTACGGAGTTTGTCCTGAAAAACCAAATCCTCATATTCCTAACCGTTTCTGTGTAAATAACTTGAATGATTTTCTTGTTAGTCCTCTTGTCCCTGAAATTCAAATAAGACAAGAAGAACAAGAAGAAAAGAAAAAAGAAAAAGAAGTAAAAGTACAAGAAGTAAAAGTGCAAGAAGAGAAAGAAGAACCAGAAACCGACCTTTCACGTAAAGAAAATATGATGAGATATTTAGAGATGATTAAGAAAGAACGATTTTGCGACCGTCCAACGTGGTTAAAACTTGGTGGATTGATGAGAGCAAATAAACTCAATGTCAAGGACTTTCTACGGTTTTCAAAAGACTCTGGATACGCTAATTACGACGAAGAAAGTTGTATGGAAACGTGGTATAGTTTAGATCAAGAAAAAGGTTGTGGTTTTCCAACACTTCAAGAATGGGCTACAGAAGATGGTATTAATTGGAGAGAGATTTTCTCCAAGCGTCAAAATAGTATCGTGCACCAACTCTTACGTGGATTCAAGGAATACGGTAAATTGACAAATCGAACAGTAGCAGAAGTCTTCTTTCATTTTTACAAAAAGAACTTGTATTACGTAGGTAAAGAATGGTTGCATTACACGGAAGAAAAGGGGTGGGAATTTGGCGACGATGACTCCATTGTTTATCCTCTCATGAAGACGATTGGAGATGCTTTTAACTCTCACGTGAAAGGTATCAAAATCCCCGCCGATTTGGATGAAGCAGAACTGAAGCAGAAACGAAAAGAAAAACTAAAGATGATGGAAGAGAGTTCTAAATTGGCGGATTATACATTTTGTGTAAAAGTCGTTAAAACATCAAGGTCGTTATTCCGTAATGATAAGATTATTAACGAATTTGATTGTTATCCAAACTGGTTTTGTTTTAAGAATCAAAAGGCGATTGATATTTCTACGGGCGAAGAAATTGAAATCAAACAGATTCATAAAATCTTAACAACATGTGGATATAATCTACCAGAAAAGAAAGAAGAACACATTCAACGAGCCGAAGATTTTGTAAAGTCATTTCAACCTGAACATTATGATTCCTATATGAGTTGTTTAGCAACAAGTATTCGAGGAGGAAACTTAAATCAAGTTGTTTTTATCCATACGGGTAATGGCGGAAATGGGAAATCTTTAATCGGTAAATTGATGACAATTATTCTTGGGGACTATTCAATGACATTTCCAATCGAACAAATTACACAAAACGCCTCTGGACGAAATCAGGCGAATAGCGATTTAGCACAAAGTCGAGGCAAACGATACGCTCAATCGAACGAACCACCATCATCGAACGAGAAGAATACTGCGGATTCTCAAATTACATTAAAGACGGATAAAATCAAAGAATTAACAGGAGATGATAAGATCCGAGCGAGAGATTTACATAAAAGTTCAACCGAATTTGAAATTCAATTCACTCTTCATATTTTATGCAACGACCCTCCTAAATTATCTAAAAATGACGGAGGAATTGAACGTCGTGTGAAACTGATTCCTTATCCTTATAAATTTGTCGATGAGGATACATTAGTTATCGAAAAGAAGAAATATGAAGACGAACAAAAAGAACGCCAAGATGAACTAAAAGAAGTTCTTGAAAAAATAGAGAAAATTAAAGAAGAAACAGATGAAAAAACACCTAATCTTGTAAAACTTGAAGACAAGGTAAAACAGTTAGAGATAAATGTTCCTTTTTATTTCAAACTAAAAAATGATGAATTAGGAACATCGATTAAACAAGATAAGGATTTACAAGACGGCATGTTATACTTGTTAATTCGTCATTGGGCGAAAAATAATGGTAAGTATATTCAAAATGAAGTAGCCAAACAACGAAGCAATGAATACATGAATGATAATAATCCTCTTATTAACTGGTTGAAGGGGTACGATAAGACGGATAAAAAAGACAAGAAGAATTTTATTAGAGTAGGAGAATTATTAAAAGCATACAAGTCCATTTGGGACAGTAATATGAAGACTGAAGCATTTACAAATTTATTAGTCCAAGCCAAAGTCGATATTATTAGAGATGATTCAAACGGTCATAAGATATTTCTTTCTAAAAAACAAGAAGTAGATGAATAAATTTTTTAAAATTATCTTTATTAACAAATAAAGATAATGGAAGTATCTTGTCCTCATTGTAATGGTATGATACTCATACTTGAATTAAATTGTTGTATTTTTAGACACGGGGTAATGAAACAGACAGATATACAGATTGATCCTCATCTTAACAAGACAGAATGCGATCGATTAGTAGAACAAGGGCTTATTTATGGTTGTGGAAAACCATTTCGGATCGTAAATGGTATCGTAGAAGTATGCGATTACATCTAACTGGTATTACGTTATGTCAATTTGACTACTAACGATAGAGTCAGCGTCCATACCGCTGGATTTCTCTATTTCTTTGATATGTTTGAAATACTGATCAAGATTCATACCTTTTTTCATACATATCGTTCTATAGACACAATGACGACCACAATCGTTAATGGAACTACTTTCTTTCTGGTATTTAATTGGATTCCATACTACCTTTTGAGTGCAACAATCGAGTAATGGTGTTAATATTTTTCGCCCTTCTCCCAACTGTTTTCGTGTTTCTAATGGAGTCCAATCTAACTGCTTGTCAAATATATTCCCGTATGGATCAAAAAATTCAATCGTATCTTTCTTATCCAAGTACCGAGAAATAACGCACCAATGTCCAGAATTATGACTATCTTCATATAATACGATACAATAATCTGTTTCTTTTGGTAATAATTGATTGATGGAATTATACC